AGCCTTCGAATGGATCGTTTACCGTGTTCGGCAATGCCAACGCGACGGGTATAACCGTCTGCAATTTTACATTGGTCAGTTAGTAGGCCGATCCGCAGTCGATCGGTTTTTGCAATCGCCCGGGGCTGTTAGTCGGGCGCAAATCTGAAAGGGCATTATGACAACCGAAATTCGAAGTGTTGCACTCGGCGTACCGCAAGTGTTTCGCGCGCCGCAAGGTCGCTCGTTCATGACGATGCCGGCCGGCGGAGCTGGCGGCGGCACGATCGGCCTGGAATGGTCGAACGATGGCGTCAACTATCTGCCGGCGCCGCAGGGCGTCTCCGTCAACCCGTACTCGTTCAATCCGCTGTCGGTCAACATTCAGCAAGCCGGCTTCATTCGTGCAACGGCGGGGATCGCGGCCGGCGCAGTGGCGGCGATGGACGTTATGCAGATTCAAGGGCAATCGTTCCGCCAGCCGGAAATCTGCACGATCGGCACGCCCTGGACGGCACAAGCGACGGTGACGACGGAGCAATTGCTGTTCTCGGTGCGCATTCCGGCCGGGATGCTCCTATCGAACTTCGTCGCCGAGCTGGACTTCGAATTTTCGGCGAGCAACAACGCGAACGTCAAGACGCTGAAAGCGTACATGGGTCCGACCGGCAACGCCGGCACGGCCCTGGCGTCGGTCGCGATCACGTCGTTGCTGAACGGCCGTATCGAAATCACGGCGCGCGGCCAGAACGATTTTGTAACGATCGTCGGCGGTTCGGTCGGCTCGGGCACGGGTCAAGGCGGCGGCGCGGTTGCGCTCGTCTCGACGACGGTTGCGAGCTGGCAGAGTGCCGAGCAAGAGTTGTGTCTGACGCTCACGAAGGCGACGGCTGCCGACGTGGTTTCGATCAACCGTATGCAAGCGCGGTTGTTCCAACAGTAGAAAGTTTGGGAAGCGGCGAGCGCGACAGCGCAGTACCAAGCAGCGCTCGCCGTTTTCCAATTCACGACGAAAGGTAACTTGTGCCACCCGATCTAATGCTGCCGGGAATTACTGACGCCGGCACGGCTGCGCCAGCGCAAGGTGACGGAAGCTCGTCGCCCGCGCCGGATAACACTTCGGGGCAGCCAGCGACCCCCGACGCATCTTCGCGCGCAGCGGAGCCTTCGGCCCCTACCGACGCCGCGCCCGACGCGAACGCCGACGATCAAGGCGATCAACGCCCCGATCGCCCGCGCCGCACTCGGGATAATCGGATAGATCAACTGACGACGGGATTGCGCGAAGCACAGCGCAACGCAGAGCGCGTCCAAGCGCAAAACGATTTGCTGATAAGGGCGGTGCTTGAAGGTCGCATCGCTCCGCAGCAAGCCGCAGAGCGCGCGGGCGTTACGGGCGACCTTGTAGCTCCTGACGAGTCGAAATACACCGATTGGCGTGCATACAACCGCGATCTAGCGAAGTATGAAGCTCGCATGGAGGTACGGGAACAGCTCACACGCGCAGCGCAGCAACAGCGCCAGCGATGGGAGCAGGGACAGACGCAACACGCGGCGACGCAGCGCGCGGCGGCAACCGAGCAATTGCACGGCGTTTTGAGCGTGCAGATGCAGGAAGCCGCAGCGCGATATCCCGATTATGTCGACGTTATCAGCGAAGGCGGCGGCGACGAGCTGCCCGTCAACGTCGAAGCGGCGATGGCGGTAACGGGATTCGGCGGCGACATTGCGTACTACCTTTCGAAACACCCGCAAGTCGTGCGGCAGCTCGCACGATTGCCCGACGTTGCATTAGGCAATCAGATGGCAGTCATTGCCAACTATATGCGCACGAACGCCGTCGCTATCTCAAACGCGCCGGCACCCGGGCGACCGGGCGGAAGTCGTGGCTCTGCACCCGCAGGATATCCCGAGAATGCAACACCCGAGCAGCATCTTGCTTGGAAAAAGCGCTCGGAAGCCGCGCAAGGCAAAGGAAGGTAAAACGCTGTGGCTAATCAAATCCTCACGCCGGTAATGATAACGAACGAAGCCGTTATCGTGCTGGAGAATCAATGCAACGGCGTCCGCTTTTTCGACTCGTCCTACAGCGATGAATTCGCGAAAGACGGCGCGAAAATCGGCGCAGTGCTGAACGTGCGCAAGCCCGCTCGGTACAAAGGGCGTCAAGGTGCGACGCTCGCTGTCGAAGATCAAACGGAAACGATGGTCCCGCTCGTGCTGACGACGCAATTCGGCGTCGACGTGCAATTCACGTCGCAGGACTTGACACTTTCGTTGCAGGACTTTTCGAAACGCGTGCTGATGCCGCAAATGGCAGTGATTCGCAATCGTGTCGACTTCGATTGCTGCCTGCAAGCGCAGAACACGCCGAACGTCGTCGGCATTCCTGGCACGCCGCCAGCGACGTTGAACGCGCTGTTGTCGGTCAAGCAAAAGCTGTTGGAAATGGGCGCGCCGGATGACGGCCAGCTCTATCAACTGCTCGGGCCGGCTGCAAACACGTCGCTGATCGGCGGGCTGTCGACGCTGTTCAACGCGCAGACGCGGCTCGCGGAGCAGTACGAAAGCGGCATCATCGCCGATGCGGCGGGGCTGAAAATCGCCCTGGATCAAAACACGATGACGCAAGTTGTCGGCCCGCTCGGCGGCTCGCCGGTTATCAACGGCGCGGGGCAAGGGCAATCGTCGGGTTGGGCGTACTCGCAAAATCTGCTCGTGAACGGCTGGACGGCGGCAGCGGCGCCACGGCTGAATGCGGGCGACGTGTTCACGATCGTAGGCGTGTTTGCGGTCAACCCGCAAAACCGTCAGAGCACGGGCGCGTTGCAGCAATTCGTCGTGCAAGCGAACGTGTCGAGCGATGGTACGGGCGCGTCGGTTATCCCGATCGTTCCCGCGATCATCTTCGGCGGGCAATTCCAGAACGTGACGAACGCGCCGACTTCGGGGAACGCGATCACGGTATCGGGAGCTGCCAACGCGAATCTGCCGCAAAATCTCGCGTTTCACAAGTCGGCATTCACGATCGCATTCGCTGATCTGATTCTGCCGAAGGGCGTCGATATGGCGGAGCGGAAGGTGTACAAGAAAATCAGCCTTCGCGTGATTCGCGCATACGATATCAACAACGACAGATTCCCGTCGCGGACTGATGTGCTGTACGGCATCAAGGCGGTTTATCCCGAGCTTGGCGTTCGACTCACAAACTGATCGGGGCGCGTGTTTCATGGTCTTGCCCGGGGAGCGATCCCCGGGATTTTTCGGAGAAAAATCGTGGGCCTGGAAAGTTTGTCGAAAATGTCGGACGAGGAATACAAGCGGCTGTCGCCGCAAGACCTGATGGCGTACAACCGTCAGATGCCCGAAACGGATTACAGCAAACCCTACCTTCACAAAGCGTATCCGAAGGCAAAGTATCAGCTCCGCGAGCTGCCCGGCGGCGTGCGCCGTCTCGTCTCCGTCGAAGTGGCGAGCGCCGAAGCCGAAGCGAAGCTCGTCGGCGATTGGCGCGACAATCCTACGGCGTGGGGAATTGTCACGCATCCCGAATCCGATCCGGTTGCGCGCGAGACGGGCTATTCGTTCGACGTGAACGATCCGATCGCGCCGCAAGTCGCGCACACGCCGCAGCCTGACGGCGTTCCGCCGGGCACGGGCGAGCCCGCGCCGAACGATGATCCCGACAACGCGCCAGTGCGCGAGCCGGGCGACGATGACGAGGGCAGCGGTGCTACCGCTCGGCCCGCGCGTCGCCGTTAAGCGTGGCATTGGCGAACGTGTACGTCCGTCCGGTATTGTCATTCCGGCGCCCGATACGCGCGACTCGTTTTGCGGGGAAATTCTCTCCGTAGGCAGTGCGCATCGCGTTCGCAACAAGCGCTTGCCGCTTGAAGTCAAGGCGGGGCAGCGCATCGTCTATTCGTCGCGCGTCGACTCGTTTCAAGTGGGCGACGATGATGTAGATATCGTCGACGAAAATTCCATCATCGGAGTTATCGAATGACGACAGCGACGACAACTGCCGGCGAAATTATCACTGACGCATTCCTGTTCGCTGGCATCGGCGATCAGTACAACCCGCTCGACGGCACGACGGCCGCCGCAGCGCTGCGCAATTTGAACGATCTGATCGACAGCGTAAGTACCGAGGAAATGACAATCTTCGGCTACACCGAAGGCACGATCGCGCTCGCTGTCGGCGTCTCCCCGATTCTCGTCGGCCCGGCGCAAGGGCTCGGCGTTCGCCCCGCCAGCGTCGCGGCCGTCTCCATCGTCGACTCGGGCAGCGTCACGCATCCGGTCGCAATCATCGGCCCGCAACAGTACGCCGATATTGTGTATCTGCCGGCGCCTGGACGGCCCGAATCGCTGTACAACGACGGCGGCGCGCCCGTGTCGAATTGGTATCTGTGGCCGAAGCCGGCCTTTGTCGGAGACGTGCTGCACGTTTGGTACTGGTCGCAGATTCCGCAGTTTTCGGCGCCGACGAATTTGCTCGTCTCGCCGCCCGGGTATTCGCTGTTCCTGAAAACGTCACTCGGCGCGCTCGTCGCGGCGATGAACGGCCGCACGCTCACGCCCGACAATCAGAAGATCATGCGCACGGCGCGCAACAATGCGCGTCGCCTATCGAATCAGCCCAAAGTGTTGCACCTTGACGTGCCGATGCCGAGCGCGCCCTGGTTCAACATTTACACCGGAGGTCCGCTGTAATGCTGTCGAGCAATCTACCGTTTCGCCCGATTCAGGATATCGTCGTCTGTCGCAAGGATCACACCGAGCGATTGACGGCGGCCGGCTTGCTGATCCCGCACGTCAACGATCCAGACCGGCAGGAAAGCGACGAGCGCGACGTAGCCGAAGTGCTCGGCGCGGGCGAAGGCAAGCTCCTGGCCGATGGAAAGCGCCGGCCTATGAGCGTACACGTCGGCGATCGCATCATCTTCGGCCGCAACAAGGGCCAATCGATCCGGCTGAACGAGCTGGACTATTGCGTGTTGCGCGAGGAACACATTATCGGGCGCCTTACCGACGACGGCTTCGAACCGTTGAACGGCGTTATCGCCGCGCAGCCGATCCACGAGGAAAGGGAGCTTGATTCCGGCGTGATTCTCCCGCAGTCGGTCGACGATCGCGACGAAGCAATCGTCGTCGCGGTCGGCCCCGGCGATATCGGCGACGACGGCGAGCTGGAGCCGACGACGGTGCGCGTCGGCGATCGCATCCTGTACAACGTTCGCATGGGCGAGCCGTTCCGCCACGGCGAGCGCGAGCTTGTCGCGATGCGCGAAAAGCATATCGTGTGTGTCGTGGAGCGTGCCGACGATGCCTGACGGCGCACAAATCGTCCCGCTGTTCGGCACCGGCTTTTTCCGCAAGTCGGCGAACGTCGTCGCGCAAACGCTCGTCAATATGTACCGGGAGCCGCAACAGCCGACGCCTGACGGCACGCCGATGGCGTTCTATGGCACCGTTGGCAAGACGCTGTTCGCCGCGATCGGCGCGCTGCCGTCGCGCGGCGCGCGGCAAGTCGGCCCGTTCTTTTTCTTTTCGGTGCACGGTAACACGCTCTACTCGATCAATTCGGTCGGCATCTATACGCCGATATTCCCGACGCTGCTATCGTCGAACGGCCGCGTCGATATGACGGATAACGGCTCGCAGCTCCTAATCGTCGACGGGCTCGCCGGCTACGTGCTCACGCTGGCAACTATGGCGCTCGTGCGCATAGCCGATCCCGACTTTCCGATTCATCCAACAACGTGCACGACGCTAGGCGGCTACGGCATCGTCGACAACAACGATGCGCGCGTCGGTCAATTCAATTGGTCGTCGCAGTACGATTATTCGACGTGGGACGGGCTGGACTTCGCCAACGCCGAAGGCAATCCCGATCCGCTCGTGCGCGTATTCGCCAATGCCGGCGACTTGTATCTGTTCGGCACCGTCTCGACGGAAGTATGGTCGCTGTCGGGCGATGCCGCGATTTTCCGGCGCGTTGGCGGCGCCGCGATGGAATGGGGGCTCGCCGCCGTTTGGTCGCTCGACAAATTCTCCGATACGGCGCTCGTGTTCCTTGGCAAAAACAAGCTCGGACAAGTGCAGCCGATTCAAGTCGTCGGATATAACACGAAGATTCTCGTCGACTTGTCCGTACCGAGCGGCCCTGATGTTGCCAACGATATCAATTCGCGCGTGCCGGCGAGCGCGACAGGCTACGCGTACGTGCGCGACGCGCACACGTTCTATCAGCTCAATTATCCCGATCGCTCGTATCTGTACGACGCGCTTTCGAATTCCTGGCAGCTATCGCAAAGCGGACTGACGCCAGCTCGCGACAACGGCGAAGTGCGCGTCGAAATGTTCGGCGTTCCCTACGTCTCCGACTTCGCGAATGGCAATTGGTACGCGCAATCCGATTCGGTCTATACCGACAACGGCAACCCGATCCTTCGCGAAATCACGACGCGGCATTCGATCGCGAATCTCGCGCGCTTCGCGGTCAACGAACTGTTTATCGAATTCGAACCGGGCGTCGGGATCGCTGTCGGGCAGGGCTCCGATCCGCAAGCAATGTTGCAATGGTCGAAAGATGGCGGGCAAACCTTCGGCGTCGAAGTGTGGCAGCCGATCGGACAGATGGGGCAATATCTCAATCGCTGCGTGTGGCGCAATCTCGGCATCGCGCGCGATTGGGTTTTCCGCTTGCGCATTACTGATCCGGTCAACGTCGTCATTATCAACGCCGGGATGATCGTATCGTGATAGTCGATCCCGTCTCGAAACAGCTCGACCAATACACGGGCGGCGACAAGCGCTCGCTGTTGCAGTTGCTTAGTCAATTGCGGCAAGGCGTCAATCACGCCGACGCGAGCTTCACGAGCATTTACAACGTGCTCGATTATGGCGCCGAAGGCGACGGCATAACCGACGACACGGCCGCGTTTCAAGCGGCTCACGATGCAATGTCGGTATTCGGCGGCATCGTGTTTGCGCCGGCCGGCACGTACGCGATCGGCGGCACGGTAACGTTTTCTAAGCCGATGACGTTCATGGGCGTTGGCATCGGCTCGACGATCATCAAGGCGACAGTCGGGACGGGCGACGTGTTCCTGATGACGGGAGCGCGGCAGCGCTTGACCGGGTTTCAAATTCAGGCCGGCGTGCCGCAGACAGCCGACGCTTATGTTCATTATTCCAGTACAGCGTCAGGGCAGATGATCGACCATTTTTATTTGGACGGTTGGTTTCGCGGCATTTTGTGGGACGGCATCGCGAGGCTCTACGCTGATCGTGGGTACTTATTTAACGGAGTGACTAACACCGGATTCGGCATTTTAATAAATGCCGGCAACGATTTTCGGCTGGCGTTCCTTTCGATGGACGGCCCGGCGCCGCAACTGTCGCAGGCCGGGATAGGAATGTCGATACAGAACGCAACGAATGTCGTCGTGCAGAGCTGCGTTATCTTGCATCATACGAACGGCATTGCGTCGACGCCGGGCAACGGGCAAGCGTTACTAAACGTGGAAATTCTCGATTGCTTGATCGACGGATGCGGCACGCGTGGCATCATCTTGCGCCCCGTTGTCGCGTCTACCGGCTCGATCGCGCGCGTTCGCATTGCGGACTGCACAATGTCGAATTCGATCACGCAACACGGAATCATACTCGACTCGCGCGGCGGCACGATGAATAGCGTCGACATTGTTAATTGCCAATGTATGAACAATGTACTCGACGGGATTCAATTGCTCGGGATCGGCAACGCTAAGGACGTGCAAGTGCTCGGCGGGGAATACTCAAACAATCGCGACGGAATCCGCTTCGGCGACGGAGCGGTAGGCGTAACCGATTTTTCAGTGATTGGCATTCGTGGCACGGGGAATACCGGATACGCCGTGAATGTCAGCGTCGCCGCCTGCACAAACTATCGCGTGCTCGACAACGACGGGCGCGGCAACGGCATAGCAAACATTTTCGACGCTGGCGTGGCGCCTAAAGTCGTGGCGAATAACCTATGACACTCGCGCTATTCGATCAAACGTTGGACATGGGCGCGGACCTGAACACGCTCGTCGTCGACGCTGCGCAGCCGCACGGCTTTCGTTTCGGGCTCGGCGGCATAACGCGGATCGCGGAAGTCATCGCTCCTGGCGGCACGTCGACGGCTACCTTCGCGTCGATCCCCGCGACGTTCCGCCACTTGCTGATGCTGTACATGGGGCAGGATACGAATGCGGGCGGCGCGGGCGTATTCGATATGCACGTCAAAATCAACGGCGATGCGGTCGCGGCGAATTACACGAATTCGCAACAGCTATCCGGCAACGGGGCGGCGGCTGCCGCTGCCTCACAAGCTCCGAGCGTGCTCGGCGCGTTGTGCGGCGTATTGGCCGGCACTGTAGCGAGCGCAATCGCTGTCGGCGGCGGCGCGGTTTTCTTTCCCGGCTACGCTAACACTTCAATTGCCAAGTTTGGTATCGAGGTATCCGGGCTCGCCAATCTGGCGGCCGGCGTCGGCATAACCGAAGTGCGTAGCTTTTCGTGGAAGTCTCTCGCCGCGATCAATTCGCTTGTGTGGACGGGCAGCGGAACAGCCTTCGCGGCCGGCTCGCAATTCACGCTGTTCGGAATCCAATGACGACGCTCGCCGATCTGTTGAAGCCGCAGTACACGCCTGGATTCGGCGCCGGCCCGGCGACCGGGCTCGATCCGGCTATCGCGTCGCAGTTGTTTCAGTACGTCGGCAAGAGCGACGCGGACACGCAACTGCTCGATCCGAAAGTAAAGCAACAACTGATCGATGCCGGGTTGCTGCAATCGATCACGGAAGGCGGCGCCGAAGGCGGCGACCCGCAACAATTCTACGAACTCGGGGCCAACGCGCCGACGAATTTTTCCGGCCACATTTCCAGAATCGACAATACTCCCGAAGCGCAGCGCCTTGTGAGCCCGACGCAAGTGCAGGGCATGGGCGAAAAGCTGTTCAATCCGAACATGGTTGTCCACGATCCGACGTTCGGCGACTTGACGATGCAGGGCAACGTCGATCCGAACGAATCGACGTTCAGCAAGATCGGTTGGAAAGTCGGATCGATGGCGCCCGCGATTCTCGCCACGGTTATGTCGAGCGGAATGATGGCGCCCATGCTCGCGGAAATGGCGGGCTCGGGCGGCGCGACAGCGGGCGCGATGATCGGCGGGCAGACGCTATCCGATATTGCCGGCGGCGCGATCGCGCAAGGCGGAGCTGCCACGGCTGGCGACTTGCTCTCCGGTTTGCCGTCGTGGGTTACGTCGCAAGTGCCGGGCGCGGTGCGCGGCGGCATAACGTCATTGGGAAGCAACGACGGCAAATTCAATCCGCTCGGCACGCTGTTGTCTCTCGGCGGCGCGGGGCTCGGGCAGCTCGGCGTGCCGTCGTGGTTGACGCCGACGCTCGCCGCTGCAATGCGTGCGAACAAAAACCCGATCGGCGCAGCGACTTCGCTCGCGCAGATTTTCGGAAGGGGTGGACAATGAGTGACGGCAGCGGCGGTTTCCTGAACGGCATCGATCTGTCGCACATGAGCGACGAGGATTGGTCGAATTTCATGAATCGACTAAACACGCCGAATCTCGACTTGACGAGCGGCACGCAGGGCATGGGCGATCGCGGGCTAGGCACGACGGACCCGAGCTTGTCGGACGGCACAGGCACGCTATCGCCGGATGAAATTTCATTGCTCAATGCCGGCGGCGTCGGCTTCGGTGCGCCGGGGATAGCGCAAGGCAGCGGCGCGCTGCCGAGCGGCGGGCTCGGCTCGATCCTGAAAGCGCTCGGGCTCGGCGACGGCAGCGGCGGAATGAATATCCCGTTGCTGTTGTCACTGCTCGGCGCTGGAGCTGGCGGCCTATTGAGCAAAAGCGCAACGTCGAAAGCAACCGATCAAATCCTGTCGTCGATCAAGGACGCGAACACGCAAGCGACGAACATACTCGGCCCTGGCGGCGGCGCGCAGCAAGCGTTGCAACCGTACATGACGAGCGGAGCTGCGGCGATACAAGCGGCGCCCGGCATGATCTATAAACCGCCTGGATCGCAATTCAGCAATCCGCTCAATGCCCGTGTCAATCTGCCGCCGGTTTCGCTGTCGTCAATCATGCGCTCGTCGGCGCTGCCGAAAGGAAGATAAGCCATGCCCGCACTCAATCAGATTTATCGTCGCTACCCGTATCAGAACGGCGCGAACGATCCGAACACGGGCGGGCTGCCGCAGTATGCGCCGCCGCCGGGCACGACGCCGCAGGGCGCAGCGCCGAGCGGCGTCACGCTGCCGCCGCCGAATCCGACTAATCCGCCGCCCGGCTACCGCTACGCCGATCCTGGCATTCCGGCCGCTGGCGGCGATCCGGCGACCGATCCGAATTGGTTTAACCCTTCGTGGTTCAACTCGCTCAATGCGTCGCAGCCGTTCACTCCTGGCGTGACGCCGACGAGTCACACGTACGCCGCGAACGATTGGCGCAATCCGCAGACGTTTGCGGGCTATCAAGCGCAGAGCGCCAACATGGACCCGGCGCAAAAGTATTTGTTCGCGATGGCGAATCGGATTCCGCCCGCGAATCTTGGGCTGTCGCCGGGGGAAATCAATACCGCCGAGCAAGGGCTGATGGGCTACACGATGAACAAAAATACCGGACAGATAACCGGAGTGAACGGGCAGCCTGTCGACCCGAGCCAAATGCTCTCGATCATGAATACGCAACTCGGCGGCGCGCCTGGAGCTGATGCAGGATCATTTTTCCAATGGCGCAACGGACAAGCCGGCACGTTCGATCCGTCGACATTCACGCCGCAAGATTTTGGGTTGCCCGGCACGGCCGCCGAGCGTCGTCAGCAAGCGATCGCAGCCGGCGGCGGCCCTGGCACGAATCGCGGCGCGTGGAATACCGGCGATTGGGGCGGCGGCGCTCGCGCGCAACCGCAAGAGCTTGGCGGCATGGCCGGCAGCGGCGCGGGCGGAGCCGGCAACGGTGCGGGCGTCGGTACGCTCGACACGAACGGGATCAACTTCGCGACGGCGGGCGGCAACGATCCGAACAATCCGTACTCCGTCGCGAATTATCTCGATCCATCGATGGGCTTTCAAATGAATCAGGGCTTGCGCGCGCTCGGATCGAGCGCGGCGGCCGGCGGGCAGACGTTCAGCGGGAACACGTTGAAGGATATTCTCGGTTACTCGCAAGGGCTCGCGTCGACCGCGTACAACAGTGCGGCGGATCGAGCTATGGCGGATCGCAGCTTTGGGTACGGCGTGCAAAAAGACTCGCAGACGATTCCGTTTTCGCAGGAAATGCAGCTCGCCGGGCTCGGCACGCAAAACAACGCGATCAATGCCGATCTTGCGAAGTCGCTTGCCGGCCTGATATCGGGGAACACGATCGCGGGCGGACAAGCTGCCGGCGCCGGCACGATCGGCGGCAACAACGCGATCACGCAAATGCTGTCGAGCATCTTCGGCAATTTGCAGAGCAATCAAACGCTGCAACAAATTCTCGCGCGAGCTGGCGGCACGCCGGCCGCGTCGACGACAGGCTGATGCCATGCCCGATTACGGTTTTCTTTTGGGAGCAAAGCCGGTCGAGCTGCCGAATCCGCTGGAGCTGGCGACGAAGGGCGCATCGCTCGCCGGGCTGATGCAGAACGTCGACTTGGGCGCGCTGACGCTGGAGCAAAAACGTCAGATGATGGCGCTCTATCAAGACCCGCGTTACTTGACGATGCTATCGAGCATGGTCGGCGGCGGCGCTCCTGGCGGGCAAGGCGGCGGCGCTCCTGGCTCGCCCGATCTATCGGTGCTCGGCAGTTATCCCGCTGCGGCCGAAGGCGCGCTCCAAAACATTTTGAAGATGCGCGTCGAAGGTGCGGCGGCAACGGAGAATCTTGCGCGCGCCGCAAACTACAATCAAGACGTGCGCGATAAGCGGCTCGCAAAGGTTGCCGACGCAGCGTACGAAGTGGCGCAGAATCCGACGCTGCCTTCGATAACGTCGCTCGTGCACGCGCACGAATTCGCCGGGCTCCAGCCTGGAGACTTCGGCAACGCACCGACGACGTTGGACCCGGCGGCATGGCAGAAGTGGGCGGGGCAAGTGTACGGCTCGCTGTCCGACGCGAAGATACGCGCGCAGACGGCTAAAGACCTTGCCGAAACGGCCGTCATTCAGCCGAAGCTCGCCGTCTCGCAACAGGAAGCGAACACCGGACAGGCGAAGCTCGCGCTCGATATGGCGAAGTTTTACAAGGGCGAGCCGTTTCAAGACCCCGACAGCAAGCAATGGTTTTTGCGCGTTCCGAATGCCAACGGCGCCGGCTTTACCATCAAGCCCGTTCCGATGGGGCCGAACGATCAGGGCACGACGCCGAGCGCTGCGCCGCCGGCAGCTCCGAGCGGCACCGTCGTTGCGCAATTGCCGAAGGGCTTTACGCCGAACATGAGCGATCAGCAAATCGCGACGGCGCTAGACGCTGCGCGAGCTGCGGGAAAAACATCGTTCAGCGCGACGGGCACCGACATAAACGGCAAGCCGGTTACGATCACTGTTCCCGTGACGGCCGCCGCCGACATTTCGCAGAACACGTCGACGCCGGCAGCTCCCGCTAAGACCGGGCCGGATTATCGCGAAAAGGAATTGGTAACGTCGTCAAAACCGCAAATGGAGCACATGATTGCGCAAGCGCAATCGGCCGCGACGATGAAGGAAATGTTGCTCGATATGCGCAAGCAAGAGGCAGCCGGGATTTTTTCGGGAGGAATTGCGGGGCAACAATTTTTCCGCAAGCTCGCGAACGTCTTGTCGCCGTTCCTATCGCAAGAGCAAATGCAAAAGCTCGCGAACACGCAAGCGTGGCAGGCTGGCACCGGGCAAGTTGTTGCGCAAGCCGTATCGCAATTCGCCGGGAGCCGCGTCGCTGCGCGGGAGATTCCATTTTTCGAAGGCATCAAGCCCGAGCTGTTGCAAACCGCGCAAGGCCGGGCCGAAATCTATCAGCATCTTTACAACGTCAGCGATCGGCTGCAACAGCAAGCGGAGCAAGCCGGCGCGCACATGGCGAATCCGGCGAACACGGCGGGGCTCGCAACGTTCCGCCCCGACTTCAAGGATCGGCCGTTGCCGCCGATCCAGCTCGATCAAAAGCCGAATCCTAAAACGTGGAAAGGCGGCGATATCATCGATGATGCGACCGGGCAGCGGCAGCGCGTCGTGAATGGCGCCTGGACGAACGTGGGCTCGGCCCTTTCGGATCAGGTTCCGCAATGACGTACACCGTCGTAACTCCAGACGTCGCCCCGGCTGCCGGCGGCACCTTCACGATCGCGCCGCCCGACGCTTCGGCGCCGGCCGCGCCGTCGCCCGGCGATCGCCCGCCAGCTTGGGCGATGGGGCTCGCCAGCCTGACGGGGATCGACCCGAGCTTTTTCAGCGTCGACACGCTGAAAGCGCTTGCCCGGCAGGGCGGTTTAACGGGCCGTATAGCCCTTGAAGGGCTCGCCAGTATCACGGACCCGATCAACGCCGCTGTAGGGCTGCCACGGGCCGCAGACGTGACGGGCAAGGCATTGACGAAGGCGGGCGTACCGGAGCCCGAGACGGACGCCGAAAAATTCGTCCACGACACGGGGCGGGCGATCGTGCCCGTCCTAGCGACGGCTGGCACGGGCGGCGTCATGCAGGCGGCGGCGAGCCCCGTCGTTCGCGGCGTAGGCTCCGCGCTCGCCGCCAACCCTGGTACGCAGCTCGCGGCGTCGACGGCGGCCGGCGCCGCCGGCAGCGTCGGCGAGCGGCAGCTTGAATTGAGCCCCGCGCAAAATCTGTTCTTTTCCCTGCTCATGGGTACGGCTGTTCCGCTCGGCGGCACGGCCGCATCCGAAATCACAAAGGGCGGCGCTCGCGCGTTGCAGGCTGCGGTGCGGCCGTTCACCGAAGGCGGCCAGAAAACCGCGATCGGCCAACTGCTCAATCGCTTTGCGACGGATAAGCCGACAGCGCTCGCCGGGATCGAAGGCGCCCGCGAATTCGTGCCTGGATCGATCCCGACGACGGCCGAAGCTGCCGGCGATATCGGGCTCGCCGGATTGCAGCGTGGATTGCAGAACACGCCCGAAGGCTCGGCAGCATTCACGGCGAAGGCGAACGCGCAGAACAAGGCGCGACTCGACTATCTGACGCGCACGGCGAAAACGCCGGAAGATTTGGCGGCGGCGATCGCGGATCGGCAGGCGCAATCCGATGCCGACTATGGCGCCGCGTTCGGAGCTGGCGGGGAGATTGGACCGAAGGCGAATCGGATGCTGAATGCGGTACTCGATCGCCCCGCTGTCATGCAGGCATGGAAAGAAGCGGAGACGATGGCCGCCAACGCCGGCATGAAGCCGAAGGAAATGGACCCGAGCAATTTGCAATTCATGCACTACATCAAAAAAGCGCTCGACGATCTAGTAAGCAAGGCGGCGGCATCGAAAGCGGACACGGGGCCGAACGCGCTTCGTTCGCTGACGAATCCCGAAGGCGGAGCAAAGCCCGCGTTCCTGAATATGCTCGACGAAATTTCCCCGCTGTACGGTATCGCGCGCGGCAACTTCGCCGAGAATAGCAAGCCGATCGATCGCATGACGACGTTGCAAAACATCATGCAGCGCTCGCAGCTCGCGACGCCGAACATTGCGCAAGACCCGGTTATGTCGCTCGGCGGCTGGCGTCGCGCCGTGAATAGCCCCGAAGTGTCGGACAAGTTTAGCGGGCTGTTGCCGGAAGATACCGAAATGCTCGGCAACGTCACGCGCGATTTGAAGCGAACGGCCGCGACGGCAGCTTCGGGCACTCCGATTAAATCGGACACTGCGCAGAATCTTGCGACGAGCAACGTCATCAGCGCCGCGCTCGGCAAGAGCGATCCGACGAGCCCGCTTGCTCGGATGCTTTCCTACCCGCTGAAAAAAGCGTACGAGTGGAGCGGCGCCAACAAGGATATGTTCGAATTGCTCGTGAAGGCTGGCGTCGATCCGCAGTTGGCGGCGCAGCTTATGCGCGCGGCGCCGACGCCGGCAGCTCGGACTTCGCTTAAAAATCTGCTCGCCGATCGCGCTCGCGCGACGACGCTCGGCGCCGGGATCGGCGCGATGCCTACAGCAGAATCAGTCGGATTAGGGCAATGAACGGGGAATACAGAATCGCGAGCGCCACGATTAGCGCGATCCAGCCGATCGCGGCAGCGATGCCGTTGAAGATCGGCGGCGGCGGCGGATTCATCGGATCGAACGGCTCCGTTAGATTGTCGAGCCGTTCGCGCATGGTCTTGTCCACAAAGGAAAGCATAGCATGGTCGCTGCCGTAGGGTACTACCCGCGCTTTCGCTCGTACGTTCCGGCAACCGGGCTGCCGAATGTCGGCGGCACCGTGCAATTTTTTGTCGCCGGCTCGGCAACCCCGCTTCCCGTCTATAGCGATGCAACGCTAACGGTCCCGCTCGCCAATCCGTTGACATTGGACGCGAACGGCGAAGCCCTGTTCTACACCGGGGCCGGCGTCGCTTATAAGCTCACGGTCAAGGATGCGTCGGCCGCGCTGATTTGGACCGAAGATAACATCATCTTCGGCGGCGGCAGCGGATCGAGCGTTGTCGGTAGCTCGTCGGAATGGGTAGCGGTATCCGGCACTCCGACATTCATCGATGCGACGCATTTCGCGTACGTCGGCGATCAGACGGCAACCTTCACGGTCGGGCGTCGATTGAAGCCAACTGTCACGGCTGGCACGGCGTACGGCACCGTCGCGGCCGTCTCGTTCTCTGCCGGCAACACAACCGTTACAACGCTCAATGACAGTACAGCGCTCGACTCGGGATTATCGAGCGTGCAAGTCGGCTTGCTCGATCCCGCGCATATGTCGATGCCGAATTACAGTACGGCGATTCGGAAAAACTGGCTCACAAACGGCGCGATGATGATTGCGCAACGTGCCAATCTAGGGACGCCGGTTACGCTGGCGGCAGCGGCCGGCTACACGCCTTGCGATCGCTGGCAGGGCAAGACCGGCGCGGGCGGCAACGCCACGTTTACGCAAATCGGCACCGTCAATTTGCTCAATGGCTTTCCGTTCGCAATGCGCGTGCAGCGCGTCGCCGCCAATGCTGCGGTAACGCCGATCCAGCTCGCGCAAAGCCTGGAGACGGTCGACTCGGTAGCGCTGAACGGACAAACGATGTTGCTGTCGTTTTGGGCGCTGATCGGATCGAACTATTCGGCCGCCGGCAATCTACTTAACGTGCAAGTGATTGGCGGAACCGGCGTCGATCAGAACGTGCTCGCCGGCTACACGGGCGCAGTGGTACAAGTGAATGCGAACGTCAACATCGGCCCGGGTACGTGGAACAAGTTTCAGCTCCCGCTATTCGGGATGCAGAGTGCCGGCGCGCAGGAATTCGGCGTTGTGTTCACTTACACGCCAACCGGCGTCGCCGGGATCAACGATACGTTTTCGATAACCGGCGTGCAATTGGAGACGGCGCCGCTTCCCGGCAACGTCGCGGCGAGCGACTTCGATCATCAGCCGTTCCCGATCATGCTGGAGCGCTGCCAACGCTACTTTCAAAAGACATTTCCCTACGGCACGACGCCAGCGAACAATGCGGGGCCGGGCGGCGCCGCTATGAGCCTTGCCAAGCGCGCCGCAGCGGTTGCCGACGGGCTCGTTTATGAATGCGTCGTGCCGATGCGCGGCACGCCAACCGTGGCGAGCTTCAATCCTTCGGCGGCGAATGCGCAAGCGCGCGACGCGACAGGCGCCGTCGATTGCTCGGCGATCGCATTCGCCAACGCCAGCTTTAACGGCGTCGCCGTTACCTTCACTGCCAACGCGGCGACGGCGATCAACAATTTATTCGAAGTGCACCTTACCCTGGACGCGGAGCTGTGACAGTGGCGGCGCACCCGCTCGACGATGTTGCAAACACCGATTGGGGCCAGCAACAGGAGCGCCGGCACCGGGAGAATCTTGATCGTTTTGACAATCTCGGCAAGCAATTAAAACTGTACTACGATACCGACCAAAAGGAACACGCGGACCTAGAAAGGCGGCTCGACGTGAGCGATGCAGAGCGCAGGAGCTTGCGCACCGAAGTCGGCGAAAACACGGAGCTGACGAAAAAGATTAAAGCGGATACGGCAACGATCGTCGGGCTGACGAGGGCAGCGCGGAGCGTTCGCATTTTCCTGGCGTGGGCGATCCCGATTATTTGTACACTGATAACCGCGTATGTTACGTGGACAGTGAAAAAGTGAAGGGGCAGCAATGAAGCGTTTATTTGCAATCTGTTTAGTCGCCGTGGCAAGCATGATCGCGGGCGCCGCGCTCGCCGATCCGTTCGACGAAAAGCTATGCACGACAATCCTGCTCGACAATCAACCGCACTCCGATGGATGCGTTACCTTCCACGGCTTCACGCTGGCGGAAGTGCAGCAACATCGCGCGCGGATCATGCCGATGATGACGGACGCCGCAACGAAAAATTCCGGCGGCCCGTACACCGTCACGCTGTCGGAGACGACAACCGACACGGCGAGCGGCACGAAGGGCGGAGCTGGCGATATGACATTCACGGGCCTATCGTTGAAACAGGCGGCGCGGCTTGCGCGGCTCGGTTTCAAGTCGAGCGATACCATCGCGGCGAATGCCGAAGCGCACGGTGCGAAAGGCAAGCGGCATCCTTGGGGGCCGAAAAAGGATTGACGCGTGGAGCCGTCCGACAATCTACTGAATTTCCTTCGCCAATGGGAAGGCGTCGGCGGCAAGCCCGAGCTGTCGGCGTATCTCGATACCGGGCACGTCTGGACGATCGGCTACGGGCATACGGGGCCGGAAGTCGGCCCCGGCATGACGATTAGCGCCGACGAAGCGGAGACGTTGCTTGCGCATGATCTAGCATTGCCGGCGAACATGGTCGATAAAATGTCGCTCGTGCCGCTGTCGCAATGTCAGTACGATGCGCTGTGCGCCTTCGCGTTCAACGTCGGCGCTACAGCGTTGCACGGCTCGACGCTGTTGAAGCTCGTAAACGCCGCGCAGTACGATCGCGCGGCCCTGCAATTTACCCGATGGGATCATGACCATACGGGTGCGGAAATAGGGGGATTGTATAAGCGTCGAGTGGCAGAGCAGCGAATGTTTCTCGACGCCGATTATTCAATGCGACCATGAAGATCAATTTACCCGATTGCAACGTGTGTTCGTTCGCGTATTGGCTTTGGAGCCGATGCGTTTCCCTTAACTTGAAAGTGCACCTTGAAAGGCATCGCAAAATGAAGATCGGAGACAAAGGCGTAGCAACGATTGCCCCGACCGCACAGGGCAACCCGGCGACGGTGCAAGCCGTCGTTTACAACGTCGCCCCGCCCGACGCGTGGAAAGTAACGCCGGCCGACGATGGACTGTCGGCGGCCCTGGAGGCTGTCGCCGCTGGCGGCGCTTCCGTTCTCACTGTTACCGGCGTCAATGTTGCCGGCGTAACGCTGTCGGAAAGCGCCGATCTGCCGGCCGTCGACGCCGCAGTACCGGCGGCCGACAAGCTCAATCTGACGGTGACGTTCTAGCCGTGACGAAAAAACAAGCGACGGGCACGCTCGATGCGATCCGCGTTTCGACGCTGTTCGTCGTCGGGTTTACCCTGTCGCTTGTCGTCGTCGTGCAGTACGGCGATATGCTCTACAAGATCAATTGGGCGATCGTCGCGCTCGTGTTTCTGTTGTCATTCGGTAGCTTCATGCTCTACCGCTTCAACGCTAAGAGCGGGAACAAGTACGATCTGCTCGATCTAGTAATGACGAAGGGCGTCGCCGACGCCGACAAACATATCGTTTGGCTGTTCGCCGGCCTATCCGCTTGGGTGATCGTGCAAAAAGTTTTGCTCGATCCTAGGGGCGATATCACTGGACTGCTAACGCTCGTGCTCGGCACGTTCGTTGCAAAGCAAGCTGTCGGCGCGATCGCCGACGCCTGGAAAAATCGCCCCGCGTAGCAG